ATGCGAAAAGTCCCGGATTTCTAACTGAAAGTCTGTCCGTCTGAGTGGCTGTGTGGGGAAAGGGGCCAGTATGCCGCTGGAGTCGATTGCAGACATTAAACTGACAGGACGTGCCCTTGTGGCTGGCTGGCTTACAGGCTTCGAGGAGCGACGCAGAAAGGCGGTCGAAGCCCTGCTGGATGTTGTTGAAAATAACTCAGACCCAGAACTAAAACGCCAGGCATTTGAGGCACTAGTGAAAGCCGATCAGGCCGACCTAAAGCGAGAAGAGTTGGAGCTTAAAAAACAGGAAGCAGATGACAACAAGCGTCTCCGATTACTTGACATCCTTGGACGTCTCCCGCCTGGAGAGCTTGCTACGCTCGCATCCGGTGGCAAGGGGGATGCTGAAGGCTGACGAGCGGATTCGGGATAGAGAGCGTAAGGCAAAGACTCGCGCCTCTGAACGCGACCTACTTATCTCTTGCCCGGCCAATTCTGACCGCCGCCGCGAAACGCTGGCAAATGGCGAACTGTTTTTGCGGACATACTTCCCGGATGTGTTCTTTGAGCCATTCACTGCCGACCGTCGTGATATGCACGAATCAATAGTCAGGGCCGCCCGGTATGGCGGTGACCAGGCGATTGCTGGAACTCGCGGCGAAGGCAAAACGAAACTGGCGATTTACACGGCACTGTATTTGACGCTTACCGGGCTCAGCCGATTCCCGATCGTCATTGGCAAGAACCAGAGGAAGTCGGAGGCCGAGCTACGAACCGTGCGTGAAAAACTGCAGCAATCTCCGCTACTGCTCGAAGACTTCCCGGAACTATGCCGCCCACTGCAGGCGATTGGCGGCTGGTCATCACGGGCCAGAATGCAGACGGTTGCCGGTGAGTTCTCCAATGCGGAGCTGGCTGCGGATCACCTAATTTTTCCGACGATCGGCCGACACCAGCTGCCTGATGACTGGCCAGAAGATATCGAGCCGGTAAGCCGCGGACAGATCATTTCCAGCATCGGTATTGATGGCGGCATTCGTGGAACCAACTATAGAGACGTCCGGCCGGATATCGCAATCATCGACGACATCGAAGACCGGCAGGCGGCCGAGTCCGACGCATTGATTGAAAAGAATGAGGAAATTATTGAGCAGGATATCGGTGGGCTGGCATCGTCAGCCGAGCGAGTGGCCCGTGTGTTTCTCTGCACAATCCAAAATCGCAAATGCGTAGCATTCAAATTCACAGACCCGAAACAGAAGCCATCATGGAAGGGCAAGCGATATCGAAAGATGATCGTGAAGCCCGACCGGATGGATCTGGTTCAAGAGTACCTGAGGCTGCGAATCGAGCGAGAAGAGAACGACCCGGACGCGCGGGTGGCATTTAGATTTTGGCGTGACAATCAGGCAGAACTTGAGCGGGACTGCGTTATCAGCAATCCGAGCAGCCACAGCAAAAAACTGCATGAGGACGGCGAGCCACTGGAACTGTCGGCAGTCCAGAGTTACTACAACAAAGTTGCAGACCTCGGTGAAAAGGCAGTCGCCACAGAAATCGACAACGACCCGCCGGAAGAGGCAGGACCACAGGGGAGCGGGCTCACATGGCATACAGTCGCAGGGCGTTTAAGCGGATTGGATCGAGGCCAGTTGCCAGCAAATGCAAGCTGTATCACCGCTGCAATCGACCTCGGGAAGTACCTGTGTCACTGGGTGGTGGTCGCATGGTGGAAAGGTGCGGGCGGCTGTGTTATCGACTATGGCCGAGCAGAGGTTGCCGGGACTGACAGGGCAATGAATAACGAAGCCAGTGAACCAATGATATACAGAGCTCTGCTCAACTGGCGAGACGAGCTACTGCAAAAGGAATACGTTGATGCTTCTGGGTCGGGCCGCAAAGTCGATGCCGTATTCATTGACTCAGGCACATTCACCGACGCTGCTTACCAGTTTACTAGGGACGTTCACGGAGCCCCGTTCTATTGCTCCAAAGGCATCGGCAAGTATCGCGACAAGCGAGAAGAAACGGACAAGATAAAGCCCGGTAATCACTTCCACGCATCGTATCAGGAAGCTCAGGGCTTGTGGCTGTACGAGTTGAACACGGACTATTGGAAACAGTTTGTCCATGAGCGATTCCTAACGCCGACTTTTGACGAGCAGAACTTCCTTCGTCGCGGAGCGCTGTCATTATTCTGCCAGCCGAACGACCGCAAACACACGTCTTTCGCACAGCACATCGTCGCGGAAGAACTGGTGAGCGAGTTCAAAGAGGGCAAGGGCACGAAGACATACTGGAACAAGGTCAGCGAAAATAATCACTGGCTCGATGCGTTGTACATGTCAGCAGCCGCGGCAAGTGCTCGCGGTATCTATCTCCTGTCACCCACAGCGGACAATCCGAATGGCCCCTCAGTTACTCCAAGAGCAAAGAGCCCAAATGAGCAAGCACAACAGAAGCCGCCAGCTGGCAAACCTGCAGGGCAACGCCACGGAGCCCCAAAAAGACGCTCAGGTGGCTGGGTCAACAGTCTCAGAAGGCGTTGAAACCAAACCACGTCCACGTGTGACCGAGTTTGTCCCGCGACCATGCGCGGCGTGTCAGGCGTTGCGTGATATGGATCCGGAAATTAAGGGGCGTTCATGCTCTCGGGTATACAGCACGCAGGGGAGAACGCGGTATTGCAAGTGCGGATTTTGTGGGGCGACCTGGAAAGAGGTTGAGTGATATTGACAACTGCGATAGCCACTCCTATGCTTTGGGTTCAGTCGCTGTCTGCTAGCAGTGACCACCAATCAGATTTTATGGGGTTCGCCCCATTCAGTCAGCCCGCGTCAGATGTCTAGCAGCATTTGACTGCGGGTTTTTTCGTGGAGTGACAAGACGTGAGTTCAATTTCAACAGTCCGATTTGAGTTGCAGTCAGTGGCCCCGATGTTTTTCGGGGCTCCAGTATTCGAAAAGAAGAAATCCGACGAAACACACGAGCAGCTTGAGGAACGCATTTGGCGAGAAAAAGTGCGGCAGAACACTGAAGGGCATGTGTATATTCAGCCGTTCGCACTGAAGAACGCACTGGAGGCGGCCGGTAGTCGGCTCAATATGAAACTGACAGGCAAGGCGACTTATACAAAACTCTTTCGGCAGGGCATCGTGATAAATGACGATATTGTCCTGCATGATCGCAGTGGAAATCCCGTAACGATTGAGTCTGTTCGGCCGGTTCCGATGTTTGTTCCATCTGATGGGAAGCGTGGGAGCGGTAAGCGGGTAATGCGGATCTTTCCTCAGATTCTCGAATGGTTCGCGTCTGTTGAAATCATGTGTTTTGACCAGCGATTGACTGAGGAAGTCGTACGGGCACATTTGGAAGAAGCTGGCAAGTTCATCGGGTTCGGCTCGATGAGAGTGGAGAATGGTGGGGTTGCTGGTCGGTTTGCCGTGAAGTAATCGGGACAAGACTTGGCAGGACGGGACATGACGTGACAAGACGGGACAAGACTTTTGGTGGCTCGCGATTATCGCGACATGACTCGACGCGACGGGACGTGACGGGGCTCGACGTGACCGGACCGGACTGGATTTGACAAGACAAGACTTCATTTACTTCACTTCAGACGGAGTTCAAAAAATGGCTGAGATTACGGAACAGAAAAGGGGGATTCAATCAAAGTCAGCCGATACGCTGGTGATTGAAAACAGGCTGCGGGAAACCAATCCGGGAGACCTCGTAACGTATCAGGAACTATCGACGTTGCTCGGGCGAGATGTGCGGATGTTCTGTCAGTCCAATACTCAGACTGCACGACACGCTCTTGTCGGTGAGTCGATATTTTTTGACTGCGTTCCTAATGAGGGATACAGACGACTGACAAATAATGAGGCTGCGTTTGCCTCCGACAGTCACAGAGAGAGGATAGCGTCTACGGCTCGGCGTGGGTTGCGTCACCTTCGCCATGTCCCGTTTGACGAATTGGCAGACGACGCCAAAAAGAAGCACCTCACAATGAGTGCTCAGTTTGGGGCAATTCAACTGTTTGGCAGCAGCAAGGCAACAAAGAAAATCGAGTCAGCAGTTAAGGACACATCGCCGATGGCAATAGGCGAGACGCTGAAGCTGTTCGGCGGGTAAAAATGTCGCGACGTGACTAGACACGGCTGGACTCGAAACCGCCTGAGTAATTTCTGGCGGTTTTTATTTACGCCGAGCGAACACCATAGCCCCGACAAAGAACATGGCGAGCCCGAGCAGCACAAAGGCAATCCCGACGCCGTTGATGCATGAGTAATACCAGTCCGTATCTGGCGTAGACGCTGCATTGTTTGCCCGTGACGAAATGCCCGCGCCGAAGATTGCCACGATCGGTCCAGATATCAGGGTGACGCCTGCCAGTGATTTGCTCATGCCGTGGGTTCCTGTGCAAGTTCCGCCGCTGTGAATCCTTGTGAGTAATGCCGCTCCATCATCGCTACTAGACTACTACGGCATAGCATACAGCCGCAAGTAGTCTTTGCCAATCGCAACGCATGCCAGCCAAACTTCAGGCATGGCAACACCCGCATCACTGCTGGCACAAATCGACGCAGCGATTGAAGCACTCCTGACCGGCGGTGCGTCCTCGTACTCGATTGGTTCACGCACGGTCACCGCCCTGGATCTGAACACGCTATTTGAACAGCGGAACATTCTGCAGGCTCAGGTAGATCGTGAGTCAGGCGGCGGGATGTTTCGGCTGGCGAAAATGCAGAGGACCAGTCAATGATCGGTTCGACCATTGACCGTCTCGTCGGGATGCTGTCACCTGCGTCTGGCATTCGCCGAACGATGCAGCGCCGCACACTTGAGCGGATGTACGCAGGGGCTGAAGCCAATCGATTAACCAACAATAAGCAGCCGAAAAACCAATCGGCTGACAGTGAAATGCTCGGCCCGTTTGGTGCGGATAAACTGCGGGCGTGGTCACGGCTGCTAGTGCGCGACAACGCTTATGCCTGGGGCGTCGTTGACACCATCGTGAGCTCTGTGGTTGGTTGCGGAATCGGGGCTCAGTCTCAGGTTGAGACGCCTGAAGGGACAGACATTGAAGACGTCAACGAAATCCGTGATCGGGTGTGGGCCGAATGGTGCGAAGTCTGTGACGTCAACGGGCGTCTAAGCTTCGCGGAAATCCAGCAGTTAGCTCAGCGAGAGATGGTCGAAGCCGGTGAAGTTCTAATTCACCTGGTCAACACGCCGAAAAAAGAATATCGCGGCATCTATCGCCCTGTACCGCTGGCTATTGAACTGATTGAAGCCGACCGACTGGCCAACGAAAAAGACACGTACAAGGTTCGCAGTAAAGACGGAAACCGCATCACGCGGGGCGTTGAGCTGGACGAGCTTGGAAAACCGCTGGCGTACTGGATTTATCCGGAACACCCGAACGGGCCGTATACCACGGGCCGCCAGGAGCCAGAGCGAATTCTGGCGAAAGATATCCTCCATCTGTTCCGCGTAGACCGCATTGGACAGACCCGCGGCGTTTCGTGGTTTGCTCCTGTGATGTCATGGCTGCGTGACCTGGGCGTCTATGTCGACAACGAAATTCAGGCGTCGGCTGTGGCGTCGTGCTTTGGCGTGGCCATCACAACAACTGGCCGAGCCGGCACAGGGCTGATGCCGTCCACTGACAGCGAGTCAGAAGACGCCAACGGCAACCAGTTTGAATACTTAGAGCCAGCAATGGTGGTTCGCCTGCAGCCTGGCGAGTCAG